CCTGTTGAGCTTGTTGTACCTTCTGAGCCAGTTGTTGAATCTGTTCAATGTACTGACCAAGTGTTTGCTGTGCATCTTCGCTAACCATTTGTGAGGCCAGTGCCAACGCTTGTTGTGCTTCCAGATCCAATGGCTTCTCTTGGTGGAGTTCCATTGTGTCTTTTCCACCAGCTGCTTGCGCCACGTATGAACGCATAGATTGCAGGTAGTGCAGTGTTAAGTGTTGCTTGATGTGCTCTAAAGCATGAGGAGAAAAAGCAGGCCCAATAACAGGGTTGCCGCCATAAGCTGGATCATTTGCATAAGCTAAGTGAATCTTAATGTGGGCTAGGTGATCTTGGTCTGGGTAAGCTGCAGCTGGACGACCCATAGTCATGGATACGTTTTCTAGCGCAGGGTTAGACTCTTTAGCACCCATTGGGTTTGGTAATACTTCGTCAATTGACGGAACTTTAAGCTGGCCTAATACACGGCGATATACTGCACGAATATCAAACATGCCCGGAGGCGCGCTTGTAGCCATCTGTAACAGGGCTTGGTTCTGAGCGACACGTTGTGTCTCAGAGAAAATGTTAGGATCTGATACTGGGCGTACGTCGTTGTTTGAAGCAAAGTCACGAACTTGGATCTCAGTACCAGACTGGTTATCCATCTCTTCTAAGTACCAGTGGTTTAGTCTGGAGATAATAGCAAGAGATTTAGCTTGTGAGCGATGTAAGCGACCGTGAATTGCTGAGAATACTTTTGCACCTTGTTCGATCAGCGCTTGGGCTGTTCCAACTGGCATGTTGTTGTTTGCTTCGCCAATCTTCTCTTCTGCTGTGCTGACAACGCCTTTGGCTGCGTCAGTTAACCAACCTAGGAGGTTGTATAGAACGCTGGATGGTTGGTTGAACGGCATTGGCATAGCCAACTTACGGACATCATCAACGCCCGGTGCACCTTCAATCTCAATTACTTGTGTTGGCTCGATTCGGTCTGATTGCCCACCAATTCGTCCACCTTTAAGTTTAAGAAGTGTCTGGCTGTTGTTGATATGAGCAGCGTCAAGCAGAGCACGCAAAGAACCGGTAAGAGCAGCAGAAAGACCACCAATGAGGTGAGGTAGTCCAATAGCGTAAGCTCCACGCCAAGGAATGAATTTAAACTCGACATACCAGTCGAGCTTCGCGAGCTTCTCATCGTTGCATTCCCAGTTACGATACAGACCAACAACCTTAGAGGTTGTCTCGTCAATTGTTAAAATGTATGGTGCGCGTGCGCCATCGGTAATGTTGTCATCATCAAGGCGAATAAAGCAGGTGATCTCATAAACGCGACGTAATCCGTCAACGTTCTTAGATGGGTTCTGTTTACCTTCAATCTTGTCGTTAGCTTCTTGGCTACGTGTCTGTTCTGTAAGCGGTGCATCAGAACTGTAGGTGGAATCAATATCTCTGTAGATACCAGCTTCAACACGCTGCAAGAATGTATCTTCTGTAATGTCCTGTACTTCAGTTACACGTGGTGACGTGTAGAAGTTAGTAGAGGCATACGGTAATAGGATGTTGTCAATCGCCACCCACTCGCAGGTAGGACGACGTTGCTCGGTATCAAAACGCCACTTAAGGAATTGTGAACCGCCGAGAGGTAGTTGGGTCAGCAACTGTTCCATCTCGTCTCGGTATTCTGGTACTTGCTCAGTTAACTGCCAGTTAAGGAACTCAACCTTACGGTTGGCTGTCTCTTCTTTAATGCGGTCAGCTTCGCCCTTAACATTGGATTTAACAATGCCGTCAGGTGGGAGTAATTCTTTGGATGAGGAAGCGGCAAAGTCGACGCATGCCTCAGCCATAATTGGGTGTACTACTTTAGAGGCGCCATCAAACGTGGCACCACCGGGCGCGTCCTTGCCTAAGCCAGTACGGCGTAAACCTTCTTCGTACTGCTTGTCACGTTGCTCACGTGATTGTTTATCTACGTCGATAAGGTCTAAGTACTCAAACGCCAACGCGTCCAGTGTAGACTCATCTAACTCTTCCGCCAAGTTGGCGTAGAACTCTGGGTTTTGGTTTGGTGATTCTTTTGGCTTAAAGTTTACAACTACTGAGCCATCTTCTAATTCAATTACTTCTTCTTCAACGTCGCCGGGTTCTAGTCCGAGGGCTTCCTCGTACATGTCCATCTCGGCATCTTGCATCTGAGCTTCTTCAATATTCTGCTCCGTCTCGAGACCGGGAAGATTAGAACCAACTTGAATCGGTAATTGTGGATTTGCCATAAATTAGAGTTTGCTTGTTTTCTTAGTCAACAGAGATTGTCTGCCAAGGGTTGGTTCTTTTTCGTAGGGGAAAGGCAGTACCTCAGGCACAGGGCCCGGTGTTCTGTCTTGTGGTGCAGCCATCATTGATAATGGTGCACGTCCGTGGTTTTGTAATCTGGAGTTCTTCATAAACTCGTCATACAAACGTTTTAATTCTTTTTCTTCTTCAAAGCGTCGGTTGCCTTCTAACGTAGCATCACCAACCTCTGGAGAGTAGCCTGCCAGTGAGATACCCGCTGTTAGTGGGTTCCACGGGGCAAACGCTGAGTATCCTGCCGCTGCTGCTTTTACCGCAGCTGGTCCATATTTTTCTTTTTTAATATCACGACCGATATCTTTTAACTCTTCACCCATGCCCGGTAGGGTCATCGCGGCTTGTGATCCAATGTTCTGAACTAGCCCAGCGCCAGCATAGTGGGGAATACTTCCACCCTGTGCATAGTGTGCTGGTAAGTGGCCACTAGCAACCAAATACGCCAACATGTCCTGTGGGGACATATTAGGCTGACCTCCGCCGGCAAGGTGTGGCATAACGCCAGCTTCTTGCATTAGAAGTTGTTTTGGAGTGTTTAGCATGCCGGGAGACGCTGGAGTCATGCCTGCATCTTCCATGAGCTTTTGTTGGGGAGTTTTTAAAAGATCCATTCTAATTACAATAATGCAAGAATGTGCTCTAATCCGCCCCTATTGGCTGTACGGGTTGTTAAACTTCTTCTTGTAGTCGTCGTCTGCGTAATCGTAGTCCCTTGCAGGCAACGGGTCTAATTGCAGCCATCCAGAGTCTCTGAGAACGCGCAGGGCCTGTGATAGTGAATCCACGTAGTCATCATGCCCACCCATCTCTGGGAACGAGCATACCTGCCTTAGGAAGCGTTTAGCCCAGTCTGCAAATTCGCCCTTAAGTTTGGTGTCCTCTGGAATGAATACCTTACCCTTAGCAACTAAGGGAGCCACGATGTTAACACGCTGCACCTTATCGGCACGTCCGGGGTTGTATCCTCTAACGGGCACACCGGCTCCTTGAAGTTCTTGGATCAGTGAGATACCGGCTGACTTATCTTCCATGAGGATCTGGTCTGCCTTCTTGCCCTTGCCGAACTCATTGTCTGCCCCGTACACAACTTCCTTAAAGTCGTCGATAACTTTTCTACGTAGCTCTGGGTAAGACAGGTGGGCGTCCCATGCGTCCAAGAGGATCACAC